TAAGATAATCTCGTGCCGTTCCGCCACCAGAGGCAATACGGCCTGCAGCAGCATCGACATTCTGCGTACCAACGAAATTATTGCCATTTACATCCTTTCCCGAATGTAGCCAATTACGGGCTTTTTCTACCTCTGCCATATAATCGCTGAGGTCTTTACCGCTTTTTCCAAGGCTACCAATAACTCCACCACCTTCGATAGCTATATCACCTAGAGAAGCTAGACCCTGCTGTATACCGGCACCAACATTGCGAACTAGACCAAGTAAACCGCCAGGCTGCTTGGTGTTGCTATTGTACTTTGTCGTATTATCGGGCAGAGACACTTCCTGCTCTTGCTGAGCAGCATTGCGACGAGCATTATACGCGCGAGCCGCCGCCTGAGCCTGTGCCTGTGCTGCTGCTTGAGCGCGAGCCGCCGCTTCGGCTTCCCGCTGACGCTGTATATCAGCATCGACCTGAGCATGCTGGTCTGACATAAGGTAGTTACCAGTACTCTGTGGTTGATTACTAGGCTGACTACCTGGTTGATCAAATATGTTGGCACTCTTACCAGTCATAGAAGCGTTGTTAGATGCTGGCTGCCATGAGCTTTGTACTGACTGAGCGTGCTGAACTATAGGCTGATCGAGAGAGCCGTCTTGGTTGTCTTGATCGTCCTGATTATCCAGTCCCCATTTTAGTAATGCCATTTTTTGTTTTCCTTTTTCGTTATACGCTGATTATATCAAAAAAGCCTGCGGTAAAACAGGCTTGTTTGAATATTTCTGAAACTAGCTTGCAACGATTGTTGCGACACCCTTTCGTTTCGGAGTAGAAACGACACAGGTGTACATGTAGAGACAGAGGAGGAGGCTACCGAATGCGGCTGAGCTTTCACCCACCTTAGAGTCGTCAAGGAAGCGAGGTGCTGAGACAACATTAGGGTTTACCAACACTGCGAGTGTGTTAGCTGGGAGAATGTCAGAAGGTACTTCTTTAACTTTCATACCAAGGAACATACCAGTGTCGCCAGAGCGGATACTCTTCTCCATGCCCTGTGTGAATGGCATGAACTTAGCGCTACTCATAAGGTTGCTTGATGTGGTAGTACCAACGTAGACGATTGCGTCCTTGAATAGACGAGCGTTAACAAGGTAAGCACGAAGCTTAAGCATGTCAGCGAAGCCGTCTGCAGTTGCAACAAACTTCTGAGAAGTCGTTACAGCGATACCTGCAAGGATACCAAGACGGTAAGCGTCGATTAATGGTACAAGCTGTTCTGCAACAATAGCGTGGAGGACTTTACCACCCTCAGTAATGCTGTTGTTGGTCGCAATAACAGTGCGATCAAGGAACTGCTTAATGTCTTTTTGCTGGTCAAGTGTGTACGTGTTGATTGTTGAGTCAACATTGGTGATACCGGCAATCTGCGTACTAAATGTTTGCGTTGCGTCGTGAGTGGTGACTGCGCCTGCAGTAACTACTGTACGGACCTTAACTGTCTTTGAGCCTTTTTCAAACTTGATCTCGCTGTTGTTGCCCTCGAGTTCTTTAGTATAGCTTTCCTCATCAAACGGCTGGTCGATGACTGGGCTATAAATTTCTGAAGCTGTAATAGCCATGATTTTTACCCCTAATCGGTGTGAATTTTGTATTGTTTGTGTTGATGACTCACGATTACATCGAGTGCCGCCGCTTCGTATCGAGGGTAGTGACTACCTATCAACTATATTTTTCGACCGAAAAGCTTTTAGCTAATTAGATTATAGTACGAATATTTTAACTTTGTCAACAAAAAATCCCTCCCCGAGATTTATGGGGAGGGACGAGACGGTGCAGGGAAAAACAACAAAACCCTGCAAGCTGATTATACTATATCTCTTCTACCTCTTGGCCTTGAATTGAAGCTTCACGCTCCTCAATGCTTTCAAGCTGAATCTTAGATAGAGTACCTGTAGCGTTTTCACGGAGTAGAACCTCGCCTTGCTTGTTCTTCACAAGAGAGAATCGGTGGTCAACACCTGGGTCTGCTTCAATCTTAAAATTGTCACCCTTAGCATTCTTCAAACCATCGCGGATTGCTGCAGCAATATCTGAGCCTTGATTAACGCTGGCAGTCTGCTCGGCATCTTTAGCCGCTGTTTCACTTGGTTTTGGCGAGTTCTCAACGCGCTCTTTGCTTGTCATGTCTGATACTTCCTGCGCTGATTTACGCGCTTCATCTGTTACTTTTTGGTTTTCCTGCTCGAAATTGTTTTTTGGAGCACGGTTTTGCAGCTTGTCATGCTCACCACCGTTAAGATGTTCTTTATCTACACCAGCGCGCTCTGCTGCTGCTTCCTCGGGAGACTTGCCCTCAGTCTCGATTTCTTTAGCGTCTTCCTTCTTAGCATCCTCTTTATCGGTAGCTTCTTTCAATTCAGCGTCCTTGTTGCTATCAGGAAGGCTTTCACCGTCTTGGTTGCCTTCGGTACTCTCTACCTCTGCACTATCTTCTTTATGAGCCTCGTTGTACGCTGCAAGATCTTCTGGGGTAATAGCCTCAGAGACCTTTTTCACGAGATCGCCCTTCTTGTCAGTATCGGCTACTTCAACATTATGCTGGGCTGCCAACTCTTTAAGCTGATCGACCTTAAGTAGCGAAACTTCTTCTGCACTTGCCATAGTATTACTCCTTACTTTTTATGTTAAAATCGCTTGTTGATGTTAAGTGACTTCATGAGTTCATTTGCCGCATTTACTGTCGGGTCAGATGACCTACTATGAGGCACATTCACATTCGACTTCACTTCTACATTATCATTTACGCCATTCAATGGCAAGGTACGTTTAGACTCCCTGATTTTATTCATTGCATCAAGGATTTTAGTTGGATCCATCTTAAGTCCGATGACTACTGGCTGTGTACCATTCTGGTTGTCTGGCTCGGTGCCAGGTTGGTAAATTACCATATCTTGAATGATAGGCATAACTGAGTCAGATAGCTCTTGATCAAATTCCTTATGCTCTGAATTGAGTTGCGGGTAAGTATCAAGGAGGCCTGTCAGCGTATCATAGGCACGGACAGAGCTGTCCATTAACGCATGTATCGCTGCTGCGCGTCCTTCTTCCGCTTGCCTCTCGTGATTCACTTTCGCTTCACGCTCGGTTTTGCGCTGGTCGTACCCATCCTTCCATCGACGGAACGCAAGCTCAGCCTGATTCTCATCAAGGTCAAGGATATTGTCATTCTCGTCGCGTACCTTCCTAAAGTCGTCAATAGTATATTCAGGATCTTCTTGATCAATCTGAGTTTGCTGCTGAGCGGATGTAGCGGCTTGAAGCTTTTGCTGTAGATCAGCGATAACTTCATCTTTTTCACGGCTTTCATTAGCTAGGCGTTGGAATCGCTGCTCGATTTTCGGGTTGCTCTTGCCAGGACGTTTGCCCTCTTCCTCCGATGACTCCTGTTTGTCTTCTTCCTGTCCAGATCCGTTATCTCCTGGCTTAGGGTCTTCTTCGCTTCCTCGCTTAGAATCGTCTTCGCTTCCGGGTTTAGCTTTGCGAACGCTATCGTCAGTCTCTTCTGATTTGTCAGATACTTTTGCTGTATCCTTGCGCTCTTTCGTGCCCTTCTCGTCAATATCATTTCCTGAATCGCCATCTTTGCCTGGATTAGGTGCATCTTTCGGCTTACCTTTGTCGTCATCGTTTTTTGAGTCCCGAGCATCGGTATTTCCTGCTGCGTCTTTCGGGCTGTTTTTAGCTCGAACATCAGAGGCCTTAGGTCGTCCCTTAGGTTTACCACTGGGCGCGGTAGCTTTGATGCCAAGACCGTCGTACATCGACTGTATGTCTTCTGTAGACGGCTGGTTGACTGCTCCCTCTGGGGCTCCTGCCGCTCCTGCTTCGATTGTTGATTCTGCACCCTCATTCATTTCTACCCTTCCTTATGTATTTTCTTTTAGGTGTTTTTCACATTGTTGTTTTAGGGGTTTTTATGTTAATTGGATTGTAACATACCAGTATTGCTAATGCTATATTAAATAAACAAAGAAATGCTGTTACTTGCAATTTTGTTCTTGCTACCTAGAGATAGCTCCTCCTGCATAAGTTTTTCAAAGCGTTCTTTCTTAGCTTCTTTAGTATCAACGACAGTAGCTGCATCTTTGACATGTGCGCGTGAGAAAACGTTTTTAGAGGTTATCTTGTACTTCTCAATAGCCTGTGCCATATAGCAGAGACTATCGACGGTGTCGGAGAACCCACCCTTGTGAGTCGGTGTACTCGACCAAATGTGCTGCTTCTCATTCCACTCATATTCGAGCTTATCAAGACATAGCACCAAACGATCGAGAGATTCGTTAATATGGAGCCCAATAAATTTACGGCGCAAGTGGTTTAGCTTATCCTCAACTCGATTAGGGCGATTGAGCACGACCGTATTCGTAATACCCTCATCCGCGAGTACCTGCTTATACGTCTCATTGCGCGCACCTTTGCGGTGTGCTGCATCATGTGGCAAGAAGTGCGTATGAACGTCCCAGCCACGACTCTTCCACTCGCCAATATACCAGGTGACATCCTCGTTACGATTTTCAATGTGATCGTATACGAGTGGATAGCCATTCGCATCAACCTGAAACAGAACGATAGAAGTATAGTCGGCGTTACCCAAGTCCCAAGCCGAATAAAATGGCAGATCAATATCAGGAGCGATGGCGGCGACCCTGCCCTCCTCTTTCATAATTTTAGCAAGCGCACCAAATACCGAACCAGAGTTAGGACTGATCCAACTCGTCATATACTCCTGCTGATACAGCGCATCGTTACCATACTTGTTGATAATCTTGAGACGCTCCTGCTCTAAGAACCCCTTTGCCATATACTGCGCAACCTCTGGCATTCCACAGTGCATGTTGCTCACAAACGCGAACTCTGGATGCGCCTTCGCGAACTCATACTCCTCATAGAAGTGATTTTTACCACGAGGCGTAGAAATCATCACGCGCCACCCACCAGTCTCAGCGAGCATGGCAGTGATGTACTCAATAGACGCCGGGTTAAGCACGGCATACTCGTCAAATACCACGCCCATAAGTCCGGCACCCACGAGCTTGTCAGCCTTATTGATACCGATGAGCTTGATAACTGACCCATTGGTCAGCTCGATCTCCATCTTCTGGCTGTTCATGCGCACGATCATATCGGGCGGTATCATATCAAGGAACTTTACTCCCTTGGAAGTCATGGCTATCCAGATGTCGTTATAGGCCGTAGCGTAATTATCAAAACAATACCAATAGGTGCCTGGTTTCCTGATGGCTTCGCGCACGAGTAGCGTCCATGCAAAGAGAGATTTGCCGGCACGACGTGACCAACAGAGCACGATAAATCGGATACCATTATCGAATGCTTTAAGCACCGCTTTTTGATAAACGCGGAGTATGATCCCCGCGCCAATCTTAAGAACGCTCATCTACCATCTCCGACTTATCCACAGGTGTCAACTTTAAGTTGACTACCTCTTCCTGCTCAGCCTCTTTTTCCTTCCAATGCTCAGTATTGACATGATTAGTGAGTGCGCCCTTCGAGTACAATACACGCCAGCAATACGGGCATTCGTACGGGCAATGGGTATTACCATTCATCGCACAGCCTCCGTCTCCACATACCACACGCCGCTTTCGTCCTGTTTGGCTTCATACGGGGCTATATCAGCGTAGTTTTCTAGTAAAATGGTGTCTTCCCCGTCTAGCCTGATAACCTCTGCCACAGCGCCGTCTAGATAGTCAAATAGCAGGCTGATCGCGGCAAGATTCGATCCGCGCATCGCGATCGCGTATAAGTTGGCCGCCATTACCTCAGCAACATCATAACGGTCTTTCTTATCAATAACCCTATACGCATAGTCACGACCCTCGTCACCAATCTCATCGAGCTTTTTCTTGAGTAAAATACCTGGCGCGTCTGACTCATTAACGATTACCTTATCTTCAGTCACTGACACTACTGCCATCTCATCCTCTACACGATCGAGCACGGCAGGCTGATCAAATTTTTTACTAGCATCGGGGAAAAGTGTACGTACTAGTGTACGCTTAATCGTCACCACTTTCTCTGGCTTACCTAAGATACGCTCGAATGCAATCTTGATAGCTTTAACATCATCCTCTTCACAACATATGCGAATTAGTTCCGCAACCACTGCGGCATTGGAATTGAGATCGAAGATACCGTGGCGAAAATCACCATAGTTCTGAGGTAGGAACGTACTAAAAGAGTTTTGGAGCTTCTTCATTGTAGTATTCCTTACGCAAGCTCTCGCCGTATTCAGCCCATTTCACACTCAAGAATGGTTTGCCAAACTGTCGTGATAGTTCTGCAAATCCCGACTTCATCTCTTCGACCGTCTCTCTAGTTAGCATGAATCGCTGTGCCCCTTGGTATGCTTGCTGATATTCTCGATAGGTCAGTATACGGCCTTCTTCTACGCACATTTTCCCATAAGTATTAGCTTCTTGCAACCATAATACCCAACCGTACATTTGATACTCGTCGATCGGTGGTCGCTGCACCTCGCCTTTCGCGAGCTTTATCGCACAGCTCACAGCGTAATTAAGCCACGCCTGCTTATCTGATAGAATCGCCCGCTTCATCTGCCCCCCGTCAGCGCGCGGGTCGATGTAAGTATAGAGACAAAAGCGTACACGATCGACAAGCGATTGCTCGAAACTGAGTGTAGTCGGTGCGTTAGAAATCACCTCAATAAATCCATAGTTGGTGGTCTGGTAGATCTCCGCCCCCTTCATCTCAACCTGAATTGGATCGCCGCTCGCCATCAAGTGAAGCGTGCCATAATTCTCGTTGTTCTGATTCTTCGCCCCCTTAGCGTCTGCGTCATAGAGATAGGTTGTATTGTCCATATGCTGGGTGTAAAATCGACCCCAGTTGCGGCTCAGTGAAAATACGCCCGCGCCCTTACCCAGCACCTCAGCTAATCCCTCAGCCAAGGTCGACTTCCCCGTGCGAGACTGACCAAAAGTAAAGAGTAGGCCGTGACTACCAGTGATAGCCGAACCGACCGACCAGTCGCGCACTGCCTTCTGATAGCTATCCATCGTCTCGTACCACTGCAGCCACGCCACACTAGGCTGATAATCTGGGGCATAATCGAGGCGAGATGACCTGGTTGTCGGGTGCACCAAAAACCGATCCTCGTCATAATTCAAGTCACCACTGTAGCCATCTAACACACAATTCCCCATCTCAAAATAACGGCGGTTGTCGAATTCTATCTCTGGCACGTATACCTGGAAGTAGTCCCAAAGCGATTGCGTGCGTTTGGTCGACCAATTAGACTCAGCCAATTCTGAATATACACTCATCGCATCGCGCCAAAACTCTATCTGCTCATTACGGCGGTACTGTTTCCACATGTGACCAATCCTAATTGCAAGGCCATGCTCGCTACGACGCAAGTAAAGCGGACTGACTCGGCCATTCATACACGTAAAGTTATCTGTGACCTGACGGAAAAACCACTGCAATGTATCCTGATTGCGTACTGTCTCAGGTAAAACCGGCAGCTCATCGCTCGGTGTACCTTGAATCGCCTTGATGTCGGCCTTAACATTCTCTTTCTGTGTATCGGCCATGGCTAATCCCTCACCCCTACAACAGAACTAACATGCGACACCGCAATATAAATATCTTTGTTGGATTTAGCATCGACAGCCTGAAGCACCCATGTGCCGTCTGCCGTGGAATACCGCATCATCCGCACTAGCTCAATTGTTGATTTGCGGTCGAGGTAATACACGTCCCGGTTAGTCATGCTCACCAGAGCGTAAACTTTTGTCTGATTCCCCATTGTCTTTTTTACCCTTTTAATTGATGATTGATAATTGACGATGCGCTCAGTGTTGCCTAATTCTGTGCGCGATTCTTCTCAATGATTAGCTCTTTACGACGCTCGCGATACCGTTTCTGCCTCGCTGCCTCAGCTCGACGCTCTTTGTCACTGCGCTGCTCCCTACGTTTCTTGAAGTAGGCAGACCAAAAGGCTCTGACCCCGATCTCGGCCTCCTCAAATGTTTTATATTTCTCGTTCTCACCAATCGGAACTCGGCTAACCTTACCCAGCGCCCGAATGACTGCCCGCTCCGTCACCAAACGAAGTTGCCCTTTATTATCCCGCGCATAATCTCGAACGTAATTTAGCGATTCAGCTTTCACCCGCGTCAGCGAATATTTCATCGCGAACGATGCGAGATCTGCCTCGAACTGTTCTTTACTGCTAATGTTTTCGTTGTTTTCTTTCATAGCTCTATAATAGCACAAAACTGCTAGTGATGTAAACACTTTTTATGGGTTGTTTTAGGTTATTTTTCCCCAGGGTAAATGTGAGTATATATATACTTCTATACACCTATGCCTGATACCCCCACCCCCCTTCGTTCTGTTTTTGTGCGTTGTATTATTCTCTACATATATATTTTTTTATTTTATGCTACCCATCAATAGACATTCAACTTGTGCTAGTATTAGCATCATCCATAAAACATACTATACCATAATTGCTAAAAACCTATTATACAATGTTTTTATTTAACTATACTTTTTTTTATAAACTTTCTAAAAAATGAAAAAAAGAAAAATATATAAATTAAAAAATCGACTTTTATCTGTTATTTTCGTTATGATACCTAAAAAAATATAATACTTTTTTTCCAAAAATAAACAAATAAAAAAAGCCCATAACATTTTGTGTAAAATATACAACGATTTTTGCTCCGAGTTTTCCACAGCCTCCACCTCTGTTACGCCACAAAATATTTTCCAAACCCTCAAACTACCATAAAAATAAACACATAATGTGTTGACTTATCAAACGAAGTGCGCTATTATAAGAGCATAGCAAACGCAAAGGCTATCCAAGAACAGCACATATACAACCGGCAAGATTAACTCATTTCACCAATAATCGAAATGACTTCACGGTACGTATGAGCATAAGCTATAGCCACGTAAGCTATACTGCACATTTACAAACATCAACGGCGCAATTGAGCTAGACTGCCAGTATGGCAGAGATAGTTTAAAGTATCTAGCAGAGCGCGCGACCGATGGGGCGAGTAACGCATCTTAACAATTTTGGATTAATTGAGTGTAATAGTGCTGGAAATGATTCTGGACGTAGACCTTCAACCCATAGGGAACGGCGAGCAGGCTCGATGACCTTGTTTCTAGCACCGTACACTCAATCTATAGAGTTTTTAATTATTTGAAAGGAGATTTTATGAGCAAGTTTATCATTACAGCAGGAGTCATCATTTTAGTATTTTTATCGGCTGCGCAGTTACGCGACAGCAACAACTTTTACGATCAGAGTAGGCGTGATTACGCTGAGGCGAGCTGCGCATTGGCATCGCAGTCACCAACAATGAGCCATTTGAATAGCTGCCATCAAGCTGAGGCGGAGACGCATACCGAGTTTATCTGTGACCCACAAGGGTTGAATTGTCACTTAGAGGAGCAATAGTATGATGGACAGGATAGACAGATTTTTACAAGATTTA